ACATAGGCGAAAAAATGCCGGTAGTGATTTTGGGGGACCCGGTGCCGTCGTCTACAAAGTAGCCGTCTGCAGCAATAGTGAACGACCATTTGGCTTTGTACTTGTCGTGATCCCAGATCTGAGAATGTATTGTTTGCAGACAGTCCAGGAGGAGCGCATCCATAATTTCTGGAGGGACAGGGCACGTAGTACCCCACCCCCCTACGTCCAACGCCCAATCACGGACACGGTCGTATGTAGTCGCTCCCCCTGGTGCCAACACTGTCATTCTTGATCCTTATTTTTTCAGGTGAAGGTGAGTGCCGCACAGCGGCTTCTTGCCTTTACGGCAACGGGTCCCGTTGGAAAGACGGCCCATGCAACCCGAGTCAGTTTCGGATTGAGGTTCAAAAACTTGTTCCACTCCCTGATTCGAAAGCTCACTATTGACGTCGATTAACCCTTCGCCGCCGTAGTAAGGCTCAGAACCGGGAGGCCCCTCAAGGTAAGGGACCCCCCGGGTCTTCATCGCAATCCGCCGAAGCACACCCACACGCGGGAGCCAGCAGCTTGAGTAGAAGCGTTGGCAACTTCGCCAGCGTCGTCTTCAATTACAAGCTTTGGTGCCGCAGGGTTAGTGCTGTCAAGCGTGAAAGTCAGTCCGGTAGTTACATGGGTGACGTCAGCAGAACCGTAAGGGTCCTTGCCTCCCAATACCATCATGTCAAAGATGCGAGAGTAACCGCAGGTGCCTACCGGAATAGGCACACCGCCAGTCACATACGCAGTATTCTCCAGGTCGATCAGATATGAACTCCACCAGAGTTTGCCGACACCCGCAATTGGGGCACCGCCAATACCGATGCGATCCATAGCACGACCATGTGAAGTGCCCGGATTGGCGTTGCCATCCGTGGCCACGAGTGTAAGTGCCATGAGATCTCCCTATCAGCCGATGTTGTGCATGAGGCCTTGACGTGAACGGTTGTTCACAGTCTGCTGGCCACCCAGCAACACCTGAGCGTAGATAGCATCCTGGTTATGAGGACGCACGAATGGGGTAGTAGTAAACCAGGTGCGACGGTTAGGACGCAGCTTCAGGTACTTCGAGTTCAAGAAATACATGTCATCGTCGGCGACGTTTCCGTCGTAAACAATGGGGATGTCCTTGTACAAGAGGTTACGGAAACCGGCGTTAGCAATCGACTGGTCACGGAACATTTGCTGAGGGGTGATCAAAGACTCAAACGCTTCAAACTGCTTCTGCGAAGTCAGAATAAGGTCTGGTCGATCAACACCATTACTGCAGTTGTTCACCATAGTGTTCATGTCAGACAACACCAGAGCGCCAGCGCCGACATCGTCGACCTGTGAACGCCACCAAGCGTTGTCAGCAACAACAATGCCGCCAACAGTAGCTGGGCCTACAGTGGCATCACCGACAAGAGCTGCAAGCCCCAGCCAGTCCTTGCCACTGTTGCCAGTGCCATCAGAAGTGATGAGCATAGCGTCCATCTCTTCCGTGATGGTCTCAGTTGTCTGCATCATCTTGGCTTCAAGGAGGTCAATGACCTCTTCGGGGCCAGCGTTCACCATCTGGGTGTAACCGTCGATAGCGATAGTAGCGTACGCCTGCTTAGGCGCAAACGTCGCTGCCGTGATGCCTGTCTGAGCGGTAACATCCAAAGTGTCGTAGCCAGAATACGAGGAGAACGTGCTGTTCCCTGCATAAATAATCGGCTCAACAATTTGCTGACCACCAGCAAAATCTTTTACTCGACCAGCCTGGTTAATGAAAAACATGTACGGCTGGTTCTCGAAAATGTTGTTAGCGAGCATCGAGGCGTGCTCGTTAAGGGTCGTTGAAGCGACCTCTCCAAAATCGGCGTGTCCTACTGCCATGAAAACTCCTAAATAAGGAAGTGCTCAAACATTAAACGGAACTAAGTATCTCGTCCATGTCAACGCCTGCCTTAGCGTACGCCCTGCGGATAGAATCTCGTTCGTCCTTTGCAGGACCGAGATCACCTTTAGGTTGCACGGGTGTGGCAGTCGGGGCTCCTGGGGCAATCTGCCCCAGAGTCTGGACAGCATCATCAAGCAAAGAGTTTGGAGAAGGGGTTGAAAGTCCTTGATCGAAACGCCAAGCCTTGAACGCTGTTTCCACATTGTCAATGTTATTAACCAATGCGTAATTGAGAACTTGTTCCTGATCGAAAGCATCACCATGGAGGGTTTTAAGCCCCGAAAGTTTCTTTTCGATTTCGCTAGTTTGAGCGCTAGTTGCTAGCTGGTTTTGCAAATCCGCAACAAGGCGGGCCTGCTCAGCCATCTGCTTCTTAACTTCCACCAATGCAGGGTCTGCATCGTCATCAAGGTAATCATTGCTGGCCTTGGGAACAGATATGCCGAAACGATCAGCCAGCCCCGAAACGATCCGTTCTGGATCGGCCTGGAGTTGGCTCTTAAAGCGGTCAAATGCTTCAACTTGTTTCTGAAGTTCGGCAGCCCGGGTTGTTGCTTGCGTTACCATTTGTCTCGATGCGTAGCCGTTAGCAGCCTCTTGCAAGGTCACTTGGGTAGTTACGCCATCGATGGTCACAGGCACCATCTGGTTCATATCAATACTGGAAGGCGTCGAGTCTGCGGTGTTGACTAGTCCTGAGTTCACAGGGGTCACTCCTATAGATAGTTCGAATGTCCGATTGTACGGACTAACGAATTATTACACAGCTACGACTGCTCACGCCACTCTTAATAAGGAGGAGGCTGCGAAGCGCTCAACGGCGGCCCACCACCAGGCTGCATGACCCCACCAGCCACAGACGGCACACCAGTAGGCATGCCGCCACCCATGCCAGGCTCCACAACTCCGCCAGGCAACCCTGCAGGAGACGGAGCAGGCTCTTCCACTTTTATGAAATCTGTAGCATTCGGGATGCCAAACCCGAACCGCAACACATAAGTCAACAATGCGTCAACATCAATCTTGCCCATCTGCAGGAACGGGCCAACCGTGGCCAGCATTTCCTGAATCGAGCGGCGGCGTTGAGTCTCGTTAAACGCAGTAGAGGAACCGGCTTCGACAATCAGATCGTACTCGCCAACAATATCTTCAGCGGTATACGACGTAAACAGTTCGGTCGGGTCTTCCTCCCCCTCCTGCCCCAGCTCAACACCTGCATCAGTGAACCTCTGCTTGAGGGCAGGGTTCTTGCCCAACGAAATGCGAAGCATCTTTTCAGATTTCAAATACTGCATCTTTAACTGCAGTAATTTGCGTGCAGTATCACGCATCAACTGTTCAATCTTTGATTGCTTTTCGGTCATCCGAGCCATTGTGCCATCGTTAATAATGGCTGCTTCGGTGGCTGTCGACCCACCGCCAGACTGCCCCCGCTGGAAATCCGAAATGCCGCTAACCTCGTTCATCAGGTTTTGCAGCGTGGCCCCCACGCTGTACAAAGCGGGGTCAAGGTTTGGAGAAGGCACCCGGGCAATGATGTCATCCATCCTAATGCCCTGCCCCTTTACAGGGATAGACGCAATCAGGTTGTCTTGATCAGACCGCAAAACCCTGGACAACGAATTGGAACCGTCGTCGTTCAAGTAGTCTTCTCGTACCATCCACTTGCGTTGGAAACCCTTCCGGTCATTAACCAGCGCAGAATGAGTTTTATTAATCTCCATCTGCAAGGTTTCAATCCGCTCAAGTTCACCCAGGTGGAAGAACTTATCCGGCACCGAATAGTTGCCTACATGGACAAACGGGTGGCCGAACCGGTACGGCATCGGCTTAGGTTCCATAAGGAAGTCGTCTGCCATGTAGTCATCAAACACACACATGGTCCCTTCCTGCAGGTCGTAAAACTCCCAAACAATCACCCATTCAATCTTCTCCCCGCCCGGGCGACCCGAATGGATAGAAGAGTTTGGTGCATCTTTAATCTTGGTGGAGTGATCCTTCTCTTCCGAAATGCTTTTCTTGCCCGGCTTAAGCTGCTTGCGAACTCGAGTTGTCCAGTTCGGATTCTTCTCTGCAAGATCAGCTCGCACCGGCACCCGTTGAGCTATCCACTGGATGTTCTTCATCGAGGTCGCAGACGAGTCAACTAGCATGTCAAACACGCTTACCCGCTCCATCACGCAATCATCACGCATGATGACAGCACCATTCTCCCGCAACATTTTTGCCATAGCGGAACGGTCAGGCAGGTCTGCCCCCATGGACGGGCGTGAGAACAACGACGCATTCGCCTTGTCAACTACCGCATCAAACTCGGTGTCAAAACCAGGCACACCATACGAATCATACGTCGACGGGCCAACAGGAGTGGACAAAGAAGTCACTTCGCTCCTCCGGCCTACAGTCTTCAGGTCATAGCCGACCTTAATCCAGCCGTTACCAGTGATCAGCAAGTCATCCGTAACCTTGCGGATCTCATCCTGGAAATCGTTGTGATACCAGTCATGATTGATAACCTCTTCGGCCAGCGTTGCAGCCAACTGCGACGACAAGTTCCGAGGATTGACAGTAAACTTAGGATGTTTAACGGTTGACGCCGAGCGAAGAATGTTGACGTTAGCAAACCCGATAGGCACGTCAATAGAATCAACCGCCGGGTCTGACGAAAAATTGAGATTGTCGCTGTACATCGTGATGAAGCGACGCCAATTCTCGTGGTAGTCGTCTTCCATCATCTTTGTAGAAGCAGCTATCTCCGCCCGATAATCAGCCAGCTTCTGCTGCCGCTTTATAGGCACCCTGCCACTAGTATTTGGTATTGGCTCGTTAACGTCCATGAACTTGATGTATCAATCTTTTAGTAGAATCGGATAGGACTGGCCTTTCGACCTTAACGAAATCCCGCTTGTCCCGGTCAGCGTCATGAGCCCGCTCAATGCTCCGCCCAGACTTAGCAGCAGCCGTGACAATCTCTTTTTCTAAACTGCTGTCCACGTCAGTGGAAACCTTGTCAAAATTGAGTGTCCCGATTTTGCAACTGAAACATATCTTGTGCCCATGGAAATCTTCAAACACTGTGCCACAAGGACACAAACAATGATGCGGTGTAAACTCATGCATGAATAACAAAACCACCTGGGTCAGTCTTAGGAGCGCGATAGCCAGCCGTGTAAGGCTGTTGATGAATGCTAGCACGATCAATCAAAGATTCGAAGAAAGCCATCGTCAAACCTTCAGGCTCAGCCTCTTTCAGCTCTGGAACATAGATGTGCTGCAAAGCCATGTTGGCTATGCCTAACGAAATCACAAGATCGTCGTGCGGTTTACCTTCATAAATCGTGTTACCGCCACCACGGACCTTACGAGAGAACGCCACAAGTTCTTCAAACGTGTCCTCGCAGTGGACCTTCAACTTGCCACGCCGTAAAGCCGCTCCCAGCTCGTCGACCAAAACCATCTTAGAACCCTGGTTGGTGTGCCAACCCACATTGCGGGTGACCGACTGCTGGATGTTGTCACGAACATGCCTGTACAAATTGGGGTAATTCAAATCATATGACAATCGTCTTACCACTACTAGCCCATGCGTGTTGCGTTCGGGGGCGAGCAAAGCGGTGTTGTACCACATGCCAAGATTGGCGAGAGTCTCCGAAAAATCTTCAGGGACTATGCGCTCACGGAACACCGCCACCACTTTGCCTGTGTTAGCGCACACTACATGGGCTGTAGAATAGTCCCCGTCCTGAGCCCCCGTCGCCACGTCAGCCCCAATAGCGTACATCATGCCCTGTTCAGGCTTTTCCCAAACCTTCAACGAAGGCTCCGGGACTTTAACCAGCACAAACTGGCCATCTTCAGCCGCCGCCAACAACCCTTCGTACAACGGAGCAGCCACCACAACCTGCTTTTTCAGCATGTCAGTGTCAAACGCCGGGTTACCCGAAGCAATGAAAGCTTCTTCGTCAGTAGCCGGGTACTCTTGGGACAGCTGCCACGGCTCCATGTCCTTAGTCCGAGCCCTGTACCAATGCTCATCTCTTGACGGCACAGAATCCCAAGGAAAAAACATGGCAACAAAATTGTTATCACCAGCTTTTGCCGAGTTGTAAAACCTGTGAAACCAGTTCCCGAAACCGTTAGCAGTAGATATGCCTATGATCTGACCACCCACTTCAGTAGCCGGATAGATAGCAGTCCAAGCTTCAGCCGGATCGTTAAAGAACGCCCACTCGTCAGCAATGATTAAAGACGCCGTGATACCTCGAGCAGCGTTCTCACGGGAAGCCATCGACTCGATAGTGGAACCGTTATCAAAATGCAGTTCCAACTGGTTCATCTTGTCGACCTGCGGGCCACGCTCTTTCATCCAGTCGGGAAGCCGTGCATAACCATACTTACTCATTTGCAACAATTTTTTTGCAAAGTTCTCGGTACGGGACAGCTTGACAACAGTTTGGTCAGGATGGAAAAAGACCATCCAAAACGCGTAGGCCGCTGCGAGTGTTGACCACCCAATCTGCCTGGCCTTCAACGAAATAGTGTTATCGCCTGCTGTCCATTTCTCCAAAGCTTCCCTTTGCGGGGCACGCAACTGAAACAACGGCGAAGCCCCAGGAGTCGAAATGTGCCAATACGTTTCCAAAAAATAGAACACGTTTGCTTTACAACGGCGGAACTCTACCTCTTGCTCAACCTCCTCCCTAGAAGCCATTACTCT